GTCCATAGGAACATCCGCATCATCTAGTTTAAGAATCAATGCTCTGATTCCAGCATCCGTAATGTCTGCTGCGTTAGATGAGTTACCTGTATAGAAAGCTGCACCAGTTGAACCGATGTATGCTTTCTCCCAAGCTGCTGCAGTAGAACCACCTACTGTTCCAGCTTGTAAACCTTCCCATAATGTAACTAGGTCAGTGTCCACCTGCTTAGCAAGCGAGTAGCCAGCATCATCAGTGTAGAACTTACGAAGCGAGCTTAGTGCTTGTACTTCTGTTATATCTTCGATTAGCACTGAATATTCATAGTGCTTGTTAATTGAAAGTGCAGTATTATTATGAGTGTCACTCTGAATTTTTACTGCTGTGTTTGCTGCTTTAGCTGTCGCCGAACCACGTACAGGTGTTGGGATATTTATTGTATCACCTTTCTTACCTTTATGATTTAAGCGAGTAACTAAATTAGCGACCACCAAGTTTGATTTATACGCAGCGATAGTTTCATCAGACCAGATTTCTGGGATGAACGTAGCGCCGGTAGTAACCGTTTGATGGTTAGTGCCAATTGCACCTGTAGCCATTTTGTACTCCTGTTATAGTATTATCAAATTATTTAACTCTTCCTTCAGCGTAGGCTTGGTATATTTCATCAGCTAAGTCAGCATATCTATTAGGGTCTGTTTGTTTAAGACGTATTAAGTCTGCCCTTCGATATGTCTTCTTACCTGCTGTAGAATCAGATGAACTTCTTGATTCGGTCTTACCAGTTTTTAGATTCTTTTTTCTTGTAGCTGCTTGTTTTTCCTTAACTTCAGCAGTCTTATCAATTATAGAGCGCTCTTTCCAGTGCGTTAATAATTCATCGGCTGCTTCGTAATTATAACTATCAGCTTCTCGAAACAAGTTCGTTCTAAATTTACTAGCTTCAACCCAATCTTGAAAACCTGTATCTTGTATAATGTCTACGTAATCTGGATGAGTTTGTTCCAATTGTGCCTTGCTAGTATCTTGTGATTGTCTAGCTTGGAACTCTTGAAACTCCTGAAACCTCGGATGTTTTTCTATTAACGAATTAACCGCTTTACTGGGGTCGTCATAAAAATCTTCTTCTGGTTCATCGTTTGAGTTTTCATATTGACTTGTCTGTGGACCATTGCGTGATATTTCAGCTTGAAGGAAGGAGTCAGATAGTTGTCTTAACTCTCCAATCTCTTGGCTTTTACGACCAAGTTCTTGTTCTAAGTTCTGATAACTCTTAACTATATCTTCTACACTTTTATTAGAGAATTTATCCGGTACTTCAAAAGCAGGTTCTTCTGTTTCTGCTTCTCCCATACTTAGGGTTTCATCTAATTCTACTGTGTTTTCTACCTCTGTATCCGCAGATTGTTCTGCAGGGTCTACTATTATATTGCTCATATCATTTGTCTCCGTCCTGTTAAGGATTATGAAGTGTAAAAAAGATGACGCTAGTTGTCTAGTTCTGCCATCGTTGCTTTTGTTGCGTCTTCTAAAACAATCATTTGCCTTAGAATTGACAACTGACCTCTGGCGAACCATAAGTCTTTTTCGTTATCAATAGAATCTAATCTTTTAACTGAGTTAGACATAACCTTTAATTCTTCAATAAGGTCTGCCCATCCTTCAGTTTCTAATAAATCAATTCTATCTCTATAAAATTGTTCGTTCTCTTTTGCCATTACCCTTGTAATTTTTCTGTTGCTGTTGCTATATTTAATAATGTCTCAGACTTAAGATGTTCTATCTCTGGAATATTTCTCATAGTTTCACTATTAGTATTCTCTGTATCTGCTCTCATCTTATCTATAGCAGCTAATTCTTTCTGTAATCTAATAAATGTTTCTTGAATCTTAAGCTCACTTGGTTGTGCTTGCCCAGCTTCTGCTGCATTTTTCATAGCTTTAGTTGATTCTTCTTGAGCTTCTGCCATAGTCTTTTGAACGTCTGCTTGTAGTTGCTGAAGTTGAAGCTGTTTACCCATCTGCTCCATTTGCTCTTCTTGTTCGTTAGGTTGCATACCTTGCATTAGAGCATTAACAATCTGGTCTCTGTTGTGCATACTAGAGTTCTGGAATATAGATACAAGTATGATATTAAATGCTGGAGAATCTTTAGGTATAGCTTGTAATAAGCTAACCATCTGTTGCGCCTCTAATTCCTTAGCCATAATACCCATAGTAGAGTAAGGAACAAACTTATAATCAGCAATAGGATACCTATCTACGTCAAACTGAACCTTTCTCCAGAGACATTTGTTAATCATAGGGATTAAAAATGTATTCTGAAAGTTCATTAGTGTGCGTTTTTGTCTTTTAATAGCAGAAGATTGCTGCATAGACATACCAGCAGATGTAGCTCTTTCAGCACTTACTCCAGTATCTGAACTACCAGTACCCATCTGTATCATATTTTGTAAAGATGCTACTTGTGTATATGTATTCTGGTCGGTGCTACCTAATGTAAGTGGCATTATTGCTTGTCTAGGGTCGCCATTAGTAAGTATAGTCTTACCCGGTCTGACCTCCAGTTTAACTCCACGAGGAAGTCGAGTCGCATCGGCTGCGAGCATTGGTGTGGTAGTCAGAGCTAATGAATCAATACGTGCTCTCATTTCTGCATCTAATGCTTTTTGTGGATTATAACCTTTCTCACAAACACCTCTACCCCAGAATTTGTTTGGGACGATATCGTGTTGGTAAGATATGAATGGTCTGTCTACCATCATAAACGGGTTACGTTCTGCTCTTAATATATGACTATCATTAGCTATAGTGACTACAGCTTCTACTAATTCATCATCATTATACTCAAAATCATCCATAGATTCATTCTCTGCTAAGAACCTAGCTGGAACTTTACCCCAGTATTCAGTGATTTTAATCTGGTCGTTAGCATCTGGACGTGATTCTTCAGGGTCGAAACCCTTTAATCTTTCTATATTATAGCTACCTTCAATAGGTATATCTCTATATGTACCATTCTCGATACCTTCTATAATACTATGTCTAGGTTTGACTACTTCGTGTGCGACACCAAGAGCTTCTTGTATGTTAGTAGCTGATGGGTCTATTAAAAATTCTTTAGGACTAATAGCTTCTACTTTAACGTCAACAATTGTATCTTCTTGTAAGATTCTTTCTGTGACTGTAGTTCCTTCTATTGGTACTTCTACTGGATACTTCCAAGTATTTTCTTCTACAGATATTTTACCAATACCCGTACCATATACCGCACCATTAAGGAATACTTCACATAAAGAGTCTTTACATCCTGTAGATTCTAGGTCTTCTTGTAATAAATTACGCACATATTCAGCGTCTCTAGGGTCTTCGTCTAAGATATCATCTTTAATATCAAACCATTTACCCCTGCCAAATGTAGCCTCTTCAATTTCAGCGACTGAAGATTCAACTGCTTGTTGTAATGCTGGTGATATTAGTCTAGACTTTTCAGAAATCCTGGTCTTATCACTAGCTTTCCAGATACCGCGCCATAGACGGTAGTATTCATCCCACATATCTAAGTAGTTAGAATCTCTGTGGTCTCTCCACTCTTCTAAACGTGAGCCTAACCATCCAGCTAGTCCTTGATATTTATTTTCTTCCATTAGTATCCTGCAACATCATCATAAGGTTCCCATTCTTCGTCTAATTCAATAGTGTGCATATAATCTGCTACACTTACTTGGTCTATATAGGCAAGGGCATCAATAATATCATCGTGTGTGCCCTTACTAGGAAATTCTATTAACTGTGTTTCTAAATCATTGTTCCATTTAGAATCACGATTAAATGTAATCTTACCGTGCTCTAGTCTACCCTGTAAAGCCCACGTAATTCTATCTGCTTTCTTCTTACCACCGTGAGTTACATCTGTTATTACTACCCATCTACCTTGTGCTCGCATTTCATCTTCCAAATAAGGAAGTATAGCATTCTTTAACGCACCAGATTCTATTCCGACAATAGTTGCCTGATTTTCAATTGCAGCCTGTAATATTTTAGTAGCAGTTTCTTTAATGCCCCATCGACCGTGGAGTATATCTTTGACCCACCATCTGTCAGCGCAGATTTTAACGATTGCAATTGCAGTTTCGTCAAGTTTACTACCTTTGATACCGCGTTCTTTCTCCACCGACTCATAGCCTGCAGGGTCAACCGCAATAACGAAATTTCCGTCTTCTGGTTCTTCATCATCATACTTAATCCATTCGTTTTTAAAGATACCACCTGTGAAACTCACAAAGCTGGCTTCAAATTCTTGCCTAAAAGCTTGAGTAGACATCGTTCTTCTAGCTACTTCCACTTCTTTTGGGTCTATTAGAGGGTTATCTATTGATGTAAACTGAAATGACTCCCAGTCTTCCTCTTCATCTGCTGATAAGTACAAATCATAGAAGTGATTCTTACCTGCAGGAGTCCCTATAAATAGCGCACCACCTCTTACGTCAGCTAGTGTAGGTCTTATAATCTGTTCCCACACTTCAACCTTCATACTAGCATACTCATCGAGTACCACATAGGCTAAACCTACGCCTCTTAAAGTATCTGGTCTATCTGAGCCCTTTAAACTAATTCTTCTACCATTAACTAACTTCATAGTAGCTGTATTTTCGTGG